GAGGAAGAGGGGAATGCAATATTAAGAATTGCTTGTAGAATCGCACCTGTTCCACCACCACCTGTAACAGTTACAGTTGGGGTAGAAGTATATCCAGTTCCTCTTGAAGTATTAGATACTCCTAGTGCTTCAATATTAATAATAGAGCCATCATAAACAATAGGGTAAAACTTAGCACCTGTACCACCACCACCTGTAACAGTGATGGTTGGCAGTGAAGTATAACCAGTTCCGCCATTGACAATATTAATACCAAGAATCTCAGTAGAATATTCATCATCGTACATATCGTAAACTGTATTAGTAGTCCAATTTACACGAGGAATAACAAATGATACATCAGATGGCGTAATGGCTTTCATGGTAATTATATCATTACGAACTGCTCGTTCGTATGCATAACTATCCACTGGATATGGTGGTGCAGCTTCATCGCTCCATTGCAATGTTTTACCAAGGAAATAGTAATAATTACTACTTCTGGTTGTTACATCCTTGTAAACACCCTCTGCAAGAGTTTTATGCAGGATTGTTTTAATTAGAGAAGATGATGTCGCCATTTAGCAGAACCTTAAACTTAAATTAACTTACTGTCACTACCCATGTCACAGCGATTGTGTCGCCAGATCCCTTTGTCACAACTGGGAATGTAGTACGGCAAAGCATAGTACCACCTGAAGAAGCGTTAAAAACAGCTGCCTCAGTAATAGCACCATCACCAGTACCAGCTGGGAATGAAGCAGTATATGTAATTGTGTTTGTAGAAACTGTATTACCTGATAGTGATACACGACCAGTTTGAGTACCCAATGTAGTATCACTGGCACCTGGAGTAGAAGAACCAGTACCAATACCCATGTGAGTCATTGCTGCTGGACTGTTAGTTGTTGTTTTAATCATTGACGAAGCAATGAAGTTTTTACCTGCTGTTACAACTAAGTTAGGCACTGTAAAATCTTGTGTTGTTACACCTTGTGCATTAGTTTTAACGATGCGAACTTTACCTGTCGCTTTTAGGTTTTCATTTTGTTGAATCATAGGGATCTCCTGTTTAAATTAAGTGAAGGTTTCTTCTAAACCAACGCTGTACTCTTCTGAATAATAATCTTGGGCTTGGTATGAATTCATCCAAACCTTTCCTGCTTCGGTGAAAGTGCCGATATCTGTATCTTCTAGATATTTAGTCGTGGTATGCGCCAAAGATTCTGAAATAACTGGTGTATCTGCCAATACTTTATCAGTATCTATGTTAGTGATAGAATCAGACAAAGTTCCAACGCTAGTTTCCACTAATCCTTTACCAATAGACAATGTGGCAGTGCTATCGGTTATTCCATCATATGTAGTACTCAATGCTTTAGCAAATAACTGTACAAAACTATCTGTTGGTGTATCTATTGAGTCATCTAGTGCTTTAGAAAAGACTTGTACAAAATAAGCATCTGTTGGTGTGCTGATAGAATCTGATAAAACTTTTGTGATATTTAATGTTATTGCACCAGTATCTACTATAGCAAAAGTATCTTCAATACCAATACCAAGAGATTTAACTAATGATTCTAGAGCAACACTTAAATTGATATTATTGGTAATATTATACTCACCAAACAGTGCCATACCAGCTGGATGAAGCATAGTCTTCACTGCTGACTTATATGAGTTTAGTCTCTCATCAATTCTTATAACATACGAGAATGCTTGATAATATTTACTGTCTTGAATAAAAATGGAATCGTCTAAAAATCCTGCATTAGAAGTGAAGTATCCAGGATACCTTACAAGAGCACCGAGATTAACTTCAATAATAGCTGGATCATCAGAAGCAACTTGAGCATTTCTAAAGTTTAATGAGAACTCACGAATAATAGAACCTGCATATGTACCATCAACGAAATCAGTAGTAACATAGTCTCCAAGGTTCACATAACCTTGTTCGTCAAATCCTACAGTTCTATCACCGATCGCTAAATTTTCTCCAGATCTACTGGATGATGCACTAGACAATAATAATTGAGCAGCATTAACAGTGTTTGATGCTAATAAACTTACAGCGAAATCTGCATTATATCCAATACCAAATTTAATAAATTCTGCATATTTAATACCATTGTTGTCATCGGTTGCAGTTACTTTTAATAGAGCACCAGTTCCAGTACCAGATTTAACTTCAAACACCTGACCAACACGGAAGTTTTTTCCTGCCTGTGTAATCTTCGGTGTTTGAGTTGCAGGTAAAATGGTAGCTTGAAATGTATCTTTGTATTTAATTTTATCTGTTGGTTTTAAAATACCAAAGAATTTTTTATCTAAAAAGAATTCATAGATGTTACCACCAAGAGCAACAATTCGATCTACTTCACCAACTAGCTCTTCTTTTCTATCAACAAGAACTCTAATTAGTCTTGTTGCTGTCTGAATGTCTACTAGTTTACCAACAATATCTTGAGGTTGCCCAAAATCAACTTTGGCAAAAACAGAAATTTCTTGATTCCATCTACCATCAGAAGCACGAAGCATCTGAGTACCTGGATATGTTAATTCTACTTTTTTACCAAATAATAATCTAAACAAAAGTTTATATGATGATTCAGAACCTTTTGCAAGATATTGATCTTTAATTTTAGTTAATATAAATCTTTCGTCACCTTGAATGGATGGAAGATTATGTGCTAATTCTTTTTTAAATTCAATAACAAATGATTCAAGAGTTTGGTCAAGGTCTCTAGCAGTAGAAAGATCTACTCCCTGATCTTGTAAATATTTGTAGTATGCTTCTACAAAAGCAACAAATGTTGGGTAGTCTTCCCTGATGAACTCAGGGATCTGTCTAGATACAACAGATGATAATTTGGTTCTTGACATTATGATCTAATTGAGTTGAACTGATAATTGTAACCAGCACCGAGATCGCCATTTGCAGTATTATCTGCGATGGCAGTAACACTTAACAGTGTTGGATCGATTTGTACAATTTGATTTAGAGCAGAAACAATGTCATATGATTCTGGTTTAACTTGCCATTCAAAAAATGCACCTTCTAAAGATACAATATTTAAAGCACGAACTAATATTAAACCTAGTTCGTAGTTAATAGTTCCTTGAGTTCTATTCACAAACACTTTATCTAAGTTTGAATTTAAATAGTATAAACGAATGTTGCCCACAGAATCATCATCAAGATAGTGAACTTGAGTGCTACCTGGAATATAGAATCCAGTAGAAGCAAAAACCTCACCTTGTTTACCACCATCTTGAGAAATAGGGTTAATTAAGTTAAGCACATATTGCGCATTAACACCATACTGTGGGGTATGTGGGTGACGAACCATTAAACGAGTAATGTTATTAACAATAGAAGGATCTGATTGATCAATAATGCCTGTTAGTTTAGTGTAACGAAGAACACCATCAAACTTTTGTAGTTCATTTGTATCATAAGCAAGGATAGCATTTTTAACAATAGTTTCAATCTGTGATGCAGTTTTGCCAGTTTCTTTAGGATTATAGTGGACGAATGATGTCACCTTAATATTAAAATATTCTGGATCAACAATTTCTGGAGTAATAGAAACAACACTTCTTGGAGTAAGAATCTCATTCGCTATTGTTTCTTTTTGTTGATTAGTTAATTTGGTGGCATCCTTTGGTTTAATACAAATGTATGTCTTACCATAAACTGGAGGATTATTATCTTCACCACCCCAAACTGAAACAGTTTGTGCAGCTGGGAATTTACTATAAATTAGTGCTTTGTAGTCGTCAGGTGTAACAGCACGATTTTGCGCAGCGAATAATCTTGGTGCATTAAATTTAATTGAAGCGAGATCTTCTGAAGCAGAACCATTTATTGCAGGACTAACAGTAGTAACTGAAAGATTACTGCCCAATACTGATGATCCATTATATGTAAAAATGTTTGCAGAATTCGGTTCTTCTAAACTAGAAACGAAATAATTGATTGTCACTACATTACCATTACTCACAGCAGTTCCAAGAACTCCATTACCAAAAGTGATCTCATAAAGACCATCATCAATTTCTTTTAAGAAATATACTTTTGTGGTTTCTGTGACTGCTGTTAAATCTTCTGCTCTTGTAAATGTTTCATATATGTCTGAAGTTGAAGATGATTGAACTTGAATAGACAAAGTAGAAATATCAATATTTGCATTTGGTATAATATAACGAACACCAGTTGCCACAGTATATTTAAATGATAGCGGAGTACCTTCAACGAGTGTTAAGTTGGAAAAGGTGTAACTACCAGCAGTGCTTCTTGCGGTAGTGACATCTTCTAAATTATAGAAAACATAAGACACACCATCAATAGAAGTTAAGAATGGTTGTTGCGCATTTAATGTTGCAACAGCTGGGCTGGAAGTTGGAGCAGCGATGCTTGCATTAACAATGGCTCTTGCGCATACTGCAGATCTTGGAGTATAACCAAGCATCTTTGAAAGAGAAACTACAGACGCTCTCTTGCTGGCAGAGTCAAGGAACATTTCATTAACAGCAAGGTTAGTATAAACACCATTGTAGTGAGTGTTATATGCCAGTAAATCTATAAGAACAGAAAGACCAGATCCCTCAAAGTCATAATCTGAAAATTCAGCTTGTGCCTTTAGGAATGTTTTAAGATTAGTTTTAATGGTATCAAAGTCTAACTCTGATACCTTCATTCTTTTACTGTTTGTTGTGATTGCCATTTATCGTGTTCTCTCTAACGCTAATTCGAGAGTTATTGGTCTCTCGGTGTTTACTATTGTAAATTCTAAAGTTACATAAACTTCATTTGCATCGGAATAATCGTCCACCCTAACATCAATAATATTAACTCGTGGCTCAAAGTTATTAATCACATCGATGACTGCTCGCTGAAGCATAACATTAAACATTGGTCCAGGTAGATCGAACAGCAGCTGTCTAATCGGAGAACCAATTTCACTATGGAATGGTCTCTCAAAATTTCGGGTCAATAACAAATTCTTGACGGACTGCTTAATAGCATCATCGTCATATCGGCGAGTTATATCCTTCGTCACTGGATGCTTAGTGAAGGTAAGGTCTAAATCCGAGAATATTCTTGTGTTTCGTGCCATATCGTTTATTTAGGTTATTCTATGAAAGTGTTAAATCCAGTGCCACCAACTTTGTCTCCGTCAGCAACTGGATCTCCATATCTTGCTACCTTTTTACCCTCAAAGAAAGTTTTAGAAGAACCATCTATAATTTCTCGTTGTGCACCTGTATGAGTTGATAAACCAACAGTATGGGGTTCATATTGATCTCCAACTAATGCTATTCTCATCCCCTGAACAAAAGTCTTAACTGCTTGATTCTTGTAAGTTAAAGGAGTCGCTGCACCATCTATACCTTGCGATAAATCTCCCTCTTTAGCAAATCCACCCATTACGCTGCCTTTGGAGGAATAGTGTCTAACAATACGAATCCAGAAGGAATACCCTTAGAATCTCGTTTATAAACTTTATCATTTACCATAGTGAATGCTTGTTTTCTTCCACCCTTTGATTTAAAGGACACATGGATCCAACATGATTCTGGGAAACGATACTCTAAAATTAACTGGTCGTATGGAAGGATCTTTTCGAGTTGTTGAATAAACTCGTATGTTTTGCCATATTTATCTGGAAGCATAATACCAATATCTAATGCCTGTCCTTTACAGTGGTCTGATGTTGGCGACTCATTGGCAACAACACCTTTTAAACGATAACCTGAGTTAATCTTCCACTGTTTCTTATATCCACCAATACCACCTGGAAGAACATTTACTGCTGGCTCAAGAAGATTCTGACATGTTAAAGCCAGATTACATACAATTTCCTGAGCCTTGTATAATCTTTCTGGTGCATCTTTACTATCTTTAAGCATTTGGTCAACAAGTTTATGTTTACCACCAACACCACCATCCATTAACATTCCAAGAGTAAAGTTCTGTGACATTCTAAAGTCATTTGTAAACTCTTTAGATGCGTAGATAATATCGCAACTAACTGGAACTGTCGTGGTAGAACCACCTGATGGTTTTGGTGCTTCTTCTGTGGCAACTGGTATTGGAGCACCAATAACACCTTCTTTTCTACTAGTCTCTGCAGATGCTGCACGACCTTCTGGTGTATCAAAGTCATCTGGAGTTTCAGCAACAGTTTTTTCTTCGAACTGTCTTTCTGGAGGAATAGCAAAAGGAACAACTGGAGATATTGGATTACCCACTGGTGGAGGAGTTAAGTCTACCTCAGGTGTAACAATAGTTTCGCTACCAGCTGCACCATTACCGAATTGTCCTTGAGTGTAATCTGCAGATAATACCCCACCTGCAAGGATGTCCATACTACCACTTGATTCCAGATTTACTGTAGAACCAAATAGATTAAATCCTTCATCTGCAGCAACTGAAACTGCAGAACCATTTATAGCATAATTAGTGTCTGCTCTTTGGTTAATATTTGCAGCTTGAATATCAAAGTCACCAACTGCTTTAATGAGGATGTCGCCACCAGCAGACATGTAGATGTCATTGGCAACACCAATGTCTAAATTTTGTCCAACAGTAAGGGTAGCATTTTGTTCAACTTGAATATTGGCATCTGTTCGAGCATAGATATTTGCATTACCACTTACGGTAATGTTTAATTCACCAGCTACTGATAAACAACCATTTCTTTCCATGACAACAAAGTTATCACCGACGATGTAATTAACTTGTGTTCCATTTGGATCAATTTCACTAAATGTGCCTGATCTATGGTAAGTGTTTATTCTTTCATATCCAGGAGTGTCATCAAATTCTTGTAGGTGTCCAGATTCCGTTTCAAGCACTTTGTTAAATGGATACTTTGCTCCATATGGTGCTTCTGGTTGATCCCATGTTCCATTGTCAAGTGCTTTTGGTACACCCAACTTACGGATGGCATCTTTCTTTTTAATAACTGTACCTTCAATAATACCACGAGCAAGACGATTTGTATCTGGCTCTCCAATGTATTCCTTTAGAGGATACTTGTTATTTGGATCTCTAAATCCAGTGGTTCCAG